TTGTCAGGGAGTTCCTTCAAAACATCAACCTTGTTTCTCCGAATCATTATATACTGCAACTTTTCGTATAGTTCCGGGATATGGCTGGCACCGGTTACAATCCATCCCCAATCGCCTTCGTAAGCGCCACAATAGCGTTTGGCATAATCCCAATACGAAGGGAAGAGCCAAGGGGAAAGAAGGTTTACAGCGGCAAACAACTCGATTGGGCGGTTATCAAAAGGGGTACCGGACATGGCAATGAATTTTTCGATTGAAGTACCGAGGCTCTTGAATGCTTTTGAACGATCGGCCTTGGGGTTCTTGATATAATGGATTTCATCACCAATCAATACTTTAAAATCTGTAGCCAGCAATACTGGTTCCCAAGCTTTCAGGATGTCGTAATTGATTATTGTAACTTGTTCTTTGATCTTTTTGATACCTGGCTTCCGGCCTTTGCAAATAAAAATTGAACGACCCGGGAGCCAGATATTGACCTCATTTCTCCAGTTAAGTTTCGAGCCACCGGTTGTGACTATCAGGATTGGAGTTTCACCAATGAGATGGCAATACGCAAGAGCCTGGACTGTTTTACCGAGACCCATATCATCCCCTAGTAAAGCCCGACCGCCTTTTGCATGGATAAAATTTACTCCTTCGTTTTGGTATCCGCGGAGGGTTCCAGGCAACCCGGGGATCTCAATTTTGCCGGTCAGAGTCGAGGCTTTGCGGCATACTTTCCGTTGCTTCCGGCGCAGATCCCGATGGAAAGAGAATCCCCATTCCTTGAGATGGAGAAGATTATCAAGGGTAAACTGGCAGCTATACGAATCATCGCTGGCCCGGTATCGCCGGTTAAATAATTGTTTGGTCCGGATGGCATCGGCCCGGTCATTGGTTTTCAGGCGGATTCCAGCACCATCAAGCCAGGCGATTTTGTCGTATTGCGAGGGAGTTTCTTTCTTTTCGGGAGAAGCAATGACTTCCAATCCCGCCAGTTTATCATGATATTTTGGCAGGATTCTGGAGGCAGCTTGCAGCTGCGGATCAGAGAGTAACCCGGTTGATTCATATTGCCGCGCCAGGGTTTTAAGGATTTTCTGCTCGGTACATTTGAAATCCTTATCTCCACCAAAAAGATGGAGAAGCGCGGCAATAGTATAATCCGGATCGGTTTTTATGAGTTGGCGGAGTTGCATTATTTACAGAAAACCGGGTCGCAGTTTTTGAACTTTTTATCGATAATTACATTTCCGGCAATGCTTCTTACTTTGCCAGTTATTCCGCAAATTTTGCACTTTCTGGAGTCATATGTTCCGAATTTATCCTGCAAGGTTACCAAATTTGATTTTTCCCAATTATGCGGAACCCTATCTGCCCTATCGATAATTCTGACTCCAATTACTGATCTTTTTGATTTTGATCTCCCCGATTTATTATAATCCTCAATTATCTTACAAACAAATTCGAAAGGGGTAGTGGTTATTTCCTCAAAATCTTCCCACCAATCATCTCCGCAACCATCTGAAATTTTTGCTCTGAATTTCATATTTCCACCTCAATTCTGAAAAGTTGACCTGATTTGATTAAACGCCTGCTCAATCCCCCGGCCTTTGAATCCCATATCCCGCATGGTCCGTTCAATGGTTTTCCGGATATTGCCGGCAGAATTCCCCGCTGTGATATTGGTCATTTCCTTTGGTGATTCAAAAATGATCCGCAATACTTGTTTTGCTTCAGCCCCAAGGGAAGAAAGGGACTCGAGAAATTCGTATCGCTGGTGACCGCTTGGCCTATGATCCGCTACATCAACTTCCTCATTTGTTGCTGGGAATTTCTTTCCCTGGGTTTTCAGATACTGAACCATGGCATTTCGGCAGGTAGTATGGATCAGAGTAGACAATTCACAACCATGATCAGGATTGAATTTCTTGATGGCCCTCAGCATTGCAATAGTTCCTTCCGATTTGAGGTCGTCGAATTCATGGCCGGTTGTCTTGGCGAAGGACCAGGCGAGTTTGTTTACTTGGGAAATATGTTTTTCAACGAGCTGGTTGGTGGTCATTTCAATCTCCAGGGGATGATTATTTATGAGAGAAGAAGTTTGTAAAAGCCGGATTCAAGGAGTATCTATAAGAACCCCACCATGGATAATTTCTATTCATTACTTCCAGGCATTTGGTATTGCTGTTCTGGATTTTCATAAAATATTTATGGGATCTTTCAGAAAATCCGGCAGTTTGCCATAACTGTAATTTTCTCATTTCAAATCTCCTAATACTGGGTTATTGGTTCTTGCTGGGAAATATGGTCCTGATAATCCATTTCCCCGGCTATTCCAAAAAGAACAAGAAACAAAACTGCAACAATGATCTTAATAATTGAGTTGGCCATATTCCACCGCCTTGTTTTCGAGTTTCTGTTTGACTCCCATAATTTCCGGGGCATAGGTGATGAAGGAAATTATTATAATAGAAATGAATCCAACCATAAACCAAAAACCTGCTCGATTACTCATGATTTTCCTCCTCAAGAATATCGGATGTGGCCGCTAAATCTACAGCCCTTTGATAAGTTACAGTATAGAAGAGACTGGCAAGGTCGGCCTGGATTTTCTGAAGCCGTTCCCAATGCTCAACCAGATCAGTAGCCGGAAGCCCTCGCAGGATGGCCAGTTCAAATTCGATTGCGGTAAGATTCCATTCCGGTGGATATTTCTTCATAATCTTTCCCTTGCGTATCTTGGTTTCTTGGGGAACTTCTCCGCAATCCGTTTTCTGTTAAGGGCCATTGCTTCCAGGGTCGGCTCATAGTCGTGCCAAAGACCCCGCAAGGCAAAATAGAACTCTTTTGGCGAAATTTCATCCCCAGGCCACATACTCCGCCTCGGCATTCCCCGCTGGGCAAGCTCATCCCTGATTGCTTCATACCGGTGATACAGGAACTTTAACTTATTGAAGAAGAATTTCATATGCCCCTTGCCACCAGCCGGATTATCTTCAGTCCTGACGGTGTATTGTTTGGGGATCTGCTCCAAATCAATTACATACTTCCCGGCAACAATGCCATTGGGAATTCTGGTCAGCTCGCGCCATTCAGCTATAAGCTGTTGGTCGCAAAGTTCGGCGGGTGGGACTACATTGATTCTGGTCATGGGAAATCCTTTGCCCGCCGGAGCGGGCGCTGAATGGATTGAAAAAATTATGATCTCGGAGGTTTGGATTCATCATCTCCGTAATCAGGCCCGATCTTCTTAGCTTCGACTTGCGCTTTCCTGGCTTCGACTGGATTATCGCCGATATATTTCAAGCCATCTGCCGTTACGATATAGTAATCAGGGGCAGAGTTGCGGGGCTTCTGAAAATCTTTCTGGCCGGTAGCGACGATATCATTTACTTCGGCATTGATATACAATTCTCCAGATCCACCGATCTTGCCGACCCATTCGCCAAATTTGAATTCGCCTTTACGGGAAGTTGAATAATCAACTAATGCGATCCAAGGTTTACCATAACGTCTTTCGTTGTAGCTTGAGGTCTCTTTTGTAATTTCCATAATAAATCTCCTTTGATTGTGCCTTGCGGCAATGGAATAATCGGCTATCTCATCAGACCCAGGAGCCGAACCCTGGATGACCGGCCGGAGCCGGTTTCGAAGTGGTTAGATTAAACTGACAAATTGAGAATCTTCTATTTCCATTGATATGACTCTTCCGAGATATACTGTTTTGGCTTTTTCTTCGGCCCTTTTCTTATCTAGCCATACACTATTAACACTTTCTCTACAGCAATCACATTCTCTTTTTGTTGGATCATCAGTTAATACGATAAATACAGTTTTTCTTTTCATGATCATCCTCCTACCCGGATTCCGCCGGGCTCGGTTGGGGTTGGGTTTATTAGCACATCAAATCATATCCACGATCACCAGGCCTTGGCCCTCGATGATTATGGCTTGAGGAAGGGATATTGTTGATAACACAGATGGAAATAACACCAAAGGGCTTTTTACCGATAACTTCAGGATTAAAAGCTGAACTGCCACTTGAGAGAAAATCTGATGAATACCGGCTCTCATAAGTCACCAGCCCGTTTCCATTATAGTTGACGCAAGAAACTTGGCCTATTCTGGTATGATATCCGTTTTTGGTTTTATGGGTGATCAAAAGAACGTCGCCAATATTATAATCGTTGATCTTCATGGCCAATCTCCTCATTTAGTGTTTCGCCCTGAATGGGCTCGCCAGTCTGATCAAGCAATCAGAGACACTATATTCGCTTCCTGGTGGGGCGCTCCTCAACTGGACCATCCCCGCCTATCGGGTTCTCGATTAACCTCCCCCTTTCCCTCTCAATCTTTATCTTATGTCTTATTATATATTGGTCTGTATGGATGGTCAAGACTTTTATTAAGATTTTAATAAATATTTTTATTTTTTGATTTAATATCAAAATCAATATATATGGTAAATATAAGGGGAAGGAAATTAACAAGAAATCCTCCACCCCAGAAATCCAGCCCCATATATATCAACCTCAACAAGTACAAAATTATGGTTCGTCAATCCTCCCCAGGCCTCCAAAACACAATACAGAAGCCAACCCTCAAGTATAAATCCACCGGCAAAGGCCCCATCAAGGCTACTCCCCTCCTGAAGATAAACCCCAATGATTCCACCGTCAAAAGGAAATGCGCCCGGAGATATAACAAGATTAACGAACTCCAAAGGCAGATAAAGGCCATACAAGAACAAATACATGCCGGGGTTGAACCTATATATAAGAAGGATACCCATCCGGCATTGGCTCTGTCGTATTGTTTGTTGGGTTGTACGGATGAGAAGCTGGCCAGGTTGTTGGGGATACATGTTGAGACGTTGAAGTTGTGGCGGGAACAGGATGACGAATTCGACTTTGCAATAATAGAGGGGCGTGAAGTAGCCAATGCAAACGTGGCGAAATCCCTCTATCATCGGGCATGTGGCTACAGTATGGAGGAGAAGGAGTATCGCCAGGAATTCAAGAAGGATATCGATGGCAATATAATCCGGGACGAAGACGGTTATCCCATACGGGAGATCATACTTCATAAGTTGGTAAAGAAACATATGCCGGCCGATGTCGCCAGCGCCAAGTTCTTTCTCTGGAATCGTACCAAAACACTTCCCAAGGCCGAACAATGGAATGATCGCCAGGATATTGATATTACCACCGGCGACACTCCAATTGGTTCTGCAGTTATCATACTCCCCCAGAAGGAAATGGTTGGATGACAGCAGCAATGCCGCAACAAGAAGTAATTGAGATCCGACCCCAGGGGGGTCCGCAGACTCAATTTCTTATGTGTGGGGCTGACGTTGTCTTTTATGGTGGTTCGGCCGGAGGGGGAAAATCATTCGCCCTTCTGCTGGAACCCTTATATCATGTAAATAATTCCAAATTCGGCGCGGTCATCTTCCGCCGAACCACCAAACAGATTACCTCCGAAGGTGGGTTATGGGATGAGGCGTCGGAGTTATATCCGGCCATTGGTGGGAAACCCAATCAGAACGAATTGTGTTTTCGATTCCCCTCCAAAATGGCCGTTTCTTTTGCTCACATGGAGCATGAGAAGAATCGCCTTGATTGGCAGGGGTCACAGATCCCGCTGATTGGTTTTGATGAAATATGCCACTTTACCTGGAAGCAGTTTTCATATATGCTTTCCAGGAATCGGTCCATGTCCGGCGTCCCTGGCCGAATCCGGGGAACCTGCAATCCTGATCCTGATTCATGGGTCCGAAAGTTTATTGACTGGTGGATTGGTGAGGATGGATTTGTTATTGCCAGTAGATCCGGTGTAATTCGCTGGTTCATCCTCCTCGGCGATGAAGTCATGTGGGGCGATTCAAAACAAGAATTACTTGATAAATACAGTACTGAAGATGCGCCCGTTCAACCTCTCTCCTTTACTTTTATTCGTTCAACAATTAACGATAACAAGATTCTTCTCCAAAAAGATCCGACCTATCTTGCAAAACTGAACGCTCTCCCTCGGGTTGAACGGGCGCAGCTTCTTGAGGGGAATTGGAATGTACGGCCAACCGCCGGCAGTTATTTCAAGCGGACTGATTTCGAAATAGTGAGTGCGGTGCCGGCAGGAGCAAAAAGAGTACGGGCATGGGATCTTGCCGGGACTGATCGAGATCCGGAAGATCGGAAAGCAAAGAAAGATGGCGGGCCGGCATATACAGCCGGGATCAGGATGGCCAAGGTTGCCGGGGTTTATTATATTGAAGATTCTACCCGGTTCCAGATTGATGCCAGTAAAGTAATTGATTCCATCAAAAATATTGCTAGTCAGGATGGTAAGTTGGTACCGGTTCGGTTACCACAAGATCCGGGCCAGGCTGGCAAGAGTCAGGCAAAGGCCTTCGTCAAAGAATTGGCCGGTTATACAGTAAAGACACTGCCGGTTACGGGGTCGAAAGAAGTCCGGGCTACCCCATTGGCCAGCCAAGCCCAGGCCGGCAATGTAAAGCTGGTACGGGGCTTATGGAATGAAGCATTTCTACTGGAGGCCGAAAACTTCCCGGAAGGCAAATTCAAGGATCAGGTCGATGCGGCCGCAGACGCCTTCGATGAACTAACCAATACAAAACGAGTAGGGACGTGGTGATATAATGGCCAGGAATCCAGCATCGAAACATCTTTATCCAATATA